GATGCGGCCGGCCTGCGGGTGGCGATCGACGCCAACCTCAAGGTGGCGGCCAAGATCAACGGCCGCGACTACGGCGACAAGTCCAAGGTGGAGCTCACCGGCAAGGACGGAGGGCCCGTCAAGATGGTGGCCCTGACCGACGAGCAGCTCATGGAGATCGCCGCCCAAGGCGTGGTGAAGGGGGCGGCAGGTGCTTGATCCATCGCAGGCTGCGGCTGAGCTGCTGGCGCGCAAGAAGGCGCGCGAGTCGTTCTCGCACTACTGCGCCTACCGACTGCCAGACGACATGCGCCTGGCCGAGCACCACGTCCTGCTGACCGAGGCCCTGGACAAGATTGAGAAGGGCGAGATCGACCGGCTGCTCGTGATGATGCCGCCAGGCTCTGCCAAGTCCACCTACGGCTCGGTCTACTTCCCCGAGTACTTCGCAGGCCGCAACCCGCAGCTCAGCGTCATCGCCGCTTCGCACACCGCAGAACTGGCCGAGCGCTTCGGCCGCCGGGTGCGCAACGGCGTGGACGACGAGCAGTTTCGCGCCCTGTTCCCGCAGGTGGCGCTGGCCGCCGACAGCACGGCTGCTGGCCGATGGGGCACGAACCACGGCGGCGAGTACACCGCGGTGGGCGTGGGCGGATCCATCACCGGGCGACGCGGCGACCTGATCGTGGTCGACGACCCAGTGCGCAGTCGCGAGGACGCCGACTCCGAGCGCGTGCGCGAGAAGACCTGGGAGTGGTGGACCAACGACCTGCTGACCCGCTTGAAGCCTCATGGCCGCGTGGTGGTCATCATGACCCGCTGGCACGAGGATGACCTGGCCGGCCGCCTGCTCGAGCGTGAGCCGCAGCGGTGGACCGTCATCAAGCTGCCGATGATCGCTGGCGACAACGACCTGCTGGGACGCAAATCAGGTGAGCGCCTGTGGAAAGAGTGGTTCACCGACGAGATGGTGCGCCAGGCGCAGTCCGATCCACGCTCGTGGATCTCGCTGTACCAGCAGGAGCCCAGGCCCGTCGAGGGTGCGGAGTTCAAGCGTTCGTGGATCGTGCGCTACAACAACGCGCCCAAGAAGATGAACAAGGTCATCCTGGTCGACCCGGCGGGTGATCCGCAGACGGCCAAAGAAGGAACCAAGCGCAAGCGCAGCGACCGCACCGTGATGTGGGTCGTGGGCCTGGCGCACGACGGCAACGCCTTCCTCGTGGACGGCATCATCGATCGGCTGACGCTGACGCAACGCGCCGATGCGCTGTTCGCCCTGCACAAGAAGCACAAGCCGATGCAGGTGCGCTACGAGCGCTACGGCATGCAGGCCGACATCCCGCACATCCAGGCCGAGATGGAGCGGCGCCAGTACCGATTCAAGATCACCGAGGTGGCTGGTGCGGTGGAGAAGAACGCCCGCATCCGCAGGCTCATCCCGTGGTTCGAAGGCGGCCGCATGTGGCTGCCTCAGCAGCTCAACTACACTGACGTGCAGGGCAACCCGCATGACTTGGTTCAGGAGCTCCTCGAGGTCGAGTACGCCACCTTCCCGGTGGGCCGATTCGACGACGGCATGGACTGCCTGGCCCGCATCGACGAGCCTTCGCTGACTCTGCCGTGGCCGGACGAAGAGGAAGAGTGGGAAGTCCCCCGGGGCGCCGAGGCTGCGTGGCAGGTCCTCGACGAAGTGACCGGCTACTAAAGGATCACGATGGACCCCAAAGACCTACCGACCGACGTTGCCTACATGGTTGGCGACGAGGTGCTGACTAAGGAAGAGTTCGACACCCGCCAGAAGGGCGAGATCGAGCGCCTGTACGCCGTCTTTGCCAAGATGCGCGACCATTGGGTTCAGGGGCGAGCCACCAACACTGACCTTGAGAAGCGCTGGCGCAAGAACGCGCAGCTCTACTTTGGCGAGCACACCAACAGCACCGGCGAGTTCGAGAACACCCTGCGCAACGGCCCGCCATCACGCAAGGCGCAGGACGGCACCCGCTCGAGGGTGGTGATCAACATCGTGCGCCCGAAGGTCGACCAGGCCGTGGCGCGCATGTGTGAGATCCTGTTCCCTGTGGATGACCGCAACTGGGGCATCCGTCCCACGCCGATGCCTGAGCTGGCCGACATGATGGGCAGCAACGCCCAGACCGTCGACCCGGCCACTGGCCAGCCCACCGGCTTCACCGCCAACGAGGAAGCCAACGCCATCATGGAGGCTGCCAAGCAGGCGGCTGAGGCCATGGAGCGCTCGATCGACGACAGCCTGACCGAGTCCAAGTACAACGGCGAGAGTCGCAAGGGCATCGAGGATGCCGTGCGCCTGGGCACGATGGTGCTGTACGGCCCGTTCCCTGCACGTCAGACCAGCAAGGTCTGGCTGCCTCAGGGCGACGGCACGCAGCAACTGCAGATCAACGAGTCGATCGTCCCGGCCAGCATGCGCATGGACCCGTGGGACTGCTTCTTCGACCCGAGCTGCGGCAACGACCACCAGGCCGGCCGCGGGTTCTTCATGCGCCGCATGGTCACTCGCAAGCAACTGCGCCAGCTCGTGGGCCTGCCCGGCTACGACGAGGACGCCATCCGCGAGGTGCTGCGCTCGCCGCCGCAGAAGCTGCGCGTGGCCGAGGGCCGGGTCATCCGCGACATGATGAACGAGGACGCCTACGAAATGTGGACGTACCACGGCGAGATCGAGCCCGAAGAGATGGAGATGCTTTCGAGCCGCACGGGCGACCCGCTGACCGACGTGGACTTCGGCGTGCTCGTGATCGTCAACGACAAGGTCGTGGGTGCAATGGAGTCGTGGGTTGTGGACCGCACGCTGCCGGTGGACGTCTACTGCTGGCGCAAGGCAGACGACAGCCCGTTCGGCTATGGCCTGCCCGACGAGCTTGAGCACCAGCAGCGAGTGGTCAACAGCGCCTGGCGCCAGGTGATGGACAACGGCCGCACCTCGCTGGGCGGACAGATCGTCATCAAGAAGGGCATGATCATTCCGCAGAACGGAAGCTACGAGATCACGCCCAACAAGATCTGGCTGGCCAAGGACGAGCTCGACGACGTGCGTGCTGCCATGACGGTGTTCGAGTTCAACTCGCACCTGCAGGAGCTGCTGGCCATCGCCCAAGCCGCCATGCAGTTCGCAGACACCGAGTCCAGCATGCCCCAGATCATGGGCGGCGAGCAGGGCAGCGCGCCCGAGACCGTCGGCGGCATGGTCATGCTGTACAACAACGCCAACGCTGTGCTGCGCCAGCGCGTGAAGCTGTACGACGACAGCATCACCAGGCCACACATCGGTCGGTACTACGACTGGAAGATGGCCAACGACCCGGATCCAAAGATCAAGGGCGACTACGAGATCGACGCACGCGGGTCGACTGCGCTGATCGAGCGCGACATCCAGAACCAGGCCCTGCTGAACCTGGCCAACATCACCAACAACCCGCGCTACATCCCGCACCTCAAGGAGCGCGAGGAGCTCAAGGCGATCCTCAAAGCGTTCAAGGTCAACCCCGAGGAGCTGCTCAAGCCTGAGGACCAGGTCAAGCAGGAGATGGAAGCGCAGGCTCAGCAGGGCGCGCCGCAGGATCCTCGCATCGCGGCCGCTCAGATCAAGGCCGAGGTCGACATGGCCAAGATCGCGGACAACAAGGAGGTCCGCGCCCAGCAGGGCCAGCAGATCGAGTACAACCGCCAGCGCGAGCAGGCCGAGTACGAGATCGCGATGACAGAGGCCGGCATCGAGCGCGACCTGTCGCTGACCAAGCTCGGCCAGGACGCCCAGCTCACTCGCGAGCAGATCGCCGCGAAGGAGCGCCTCGAGGCACTGAAGATTGACAACCAGCGTCAGATCTTCAACGCCGAGGCGGCGCTGCGCGTCAACACCGGCGCCGGCATCTGAGGTATCACAATGGCAATACTGGACATCACCGAGTACCAGGAGCTGACGGCATCAGGCCGTGGGCACATGGTGCCCGCTGGCCAGGAGCCTGCCCTGCTGAATCAGCAGGTCGTCATCGGCGCCTCGTCGGTCCAGTCTTCCGCTCTCTCCGACACGACTCGTTTCGTGCGTCTGCACGCCGATGTGGCATGCCGCATCGCCATCGGCGCAAGCCCCACGGCAGCCTCCACGTCGATGAGAATCGGTGCTGGCGGCACCGAATACCTGGGCGTTCGCCCTGGCCTGAAGATCGCGGTCATTTCCACTACCTAACGGAGCCCCCATGAACATCAACATCACCCCCTCTGCCGTGGCGGTCGACACCGCGGCAAACCTCCTGGCCTTCCTCGAGATGGCCAAAGAGCCGAGCAAGCTCAAGGCAGTGCTCGACCAGATCAAGTCTGCGCAGGATGCGGCGGCCGCTGAGGCTGCAGCAGCTCGCGGGGCTAAGGCCGAGGCCGACGCCACCAACGCGGCTGCTCAGCTCGCCGCGGCCGATGCCAACGCTGCTCTGGCCAAGGCACGCGAGGAGTCTGCACGCGCTGCGCAGGCATCTGCCGACGCCGATGCCGTGCGCGCTGCGACGAAGGCCGAGCGCGAAAAGTTTGATAATTGGATGGCTGGCGAGCGCGAGGCGCTGGCTGCTGCCAAGGCCAAGGTCGAGTCTGATGCCGCGGCCAACGTCAAGCGCTCTACCGAGGCCGACATGCGCGAGGCGCAGGCCGACAGCGAGCTGGCCAGCGCTCGCAACTTGCAGGCCGCTGCCGAGAAGCTGCGCTTCGAGTACGAGCAGAAGATTGCGGCTCTAAAGTCGATGATCTGAAAGGGGACAGACCATGTCAATGACCAACGCCGCCGAAGCGGCACTCCTCGACCTCTTGTTTCTCAACACTGACTGGGCCAATATCGGGGACGCTGCTGGCCTGCAGAACTCGGCCACGGCAGGCTCGTTCCACATCAGCCTGCACAGCGCAGACCCTGGAGAGGCGGGCAACCAGAGTACCAACGAGATCAGCTACACCGGCTACGCCCGCGTGGGTGTGGCCCGCACCGCAGGCGGCTGGACGCGGACAACCTCCACCATCGCCAACACCGCCCTCGTGCAGTTCGGCCAGTGCACGGGCGGCACCGCCACGGCCACGCACTTCGGCATCGGCACGGACTCCACGGGCACCGGCAACCTGCTGCTCAAGGGTGCGCTGAACGCCAGCCTGTCCATCAGCAACGGCATTCAGCCGCAGTTCGCTGCTGGTGCCATGACCGCTACGGTGGACTGATGTGGTGTACCGCTGCGCCCACTGCCGGGAACTGCTGACGCTGACTGACACCGATCTGTCGGCCTGCTCGGAGCATCCTGACGGGGGCGTGGAGTGGTCACCCGACGAAGTGGAGTGGGCTTCGCTGGAGGACCCTGATGCCGTTTAGGTCCGTTGCCGAGGTGGCAGATGCCGTCCAGCAAGGGCGGCATCACACACAGCATTTTTTCCGCACTGGCGTGCCGGGTTCTTTTGGCACCAGCAACTTATTTGGGGACGCCTCCATTGGCAGTTCAGGCCCGCCCGTCTATAACCCATACCTGGGCACCGCGCTAGAGGCCACGCAACTCATCGGCCAGCGCAATCAGGGCATTTACACCGGGCCGACGTTGCCTACGCAAGAACGGTATCTGCTGTCTGTGTCCTTGACGCAAGCCGGATCGGGCGGGTTTTTTCCTTCGGTCTATTTTCTCGACTACTTGATGTTCTACCCGTACATCGACTGCGACAGCTTGGATGAGCAGATTCTGGACAACCCGGTGTCGTTGCCACGTTACACGGATGGCGAAGGCGTGCGCATGGCTTTCTTCAGCCAAACGCCGGGCAGTGGGGCTGGCAACTCAATAACGGTGAACTACACCAACCAAGACGGTGTTGCCAAAACCACTGTTTCTCAGATTCGCGTCTCGGGCACTATCGGTGTGAGCGGCTCAGGCCACCCTGGCGGTACGAATGCTATGAGCCCGTTTGTACCGCTGGCGAATGGTGACCGGGGCGTGCGGTCTGTGCAGTCAGTTCAACTCGCGGGAGGTATAGGCGCTTTCGCCGTGCTGGTGCTGGTCAAGCCACTCTTCAACCTAGCACTGAACGAGCTTTCTTCTACGGTTGAAAAAAACTTCTTGCGTGAACAGGCTGCGTTGCCACGCATCTACGAAGGCGCGTACCTCAACTACATCTACAACCTGTCCACCAACACCGGCGCTTTGGGGCCGATCATCGGGCAGGCGCAATTCATCTGGACCTAAGGAATCACCATGCCATTTTCTTCAATGGACGATCTGGTCAACGAAATCACGAGCGGCAAGTTCAACCGCACCGACTGGAACAAGATCACGGGCGGCACTGCTTACACCGCCGCCCGTTGGTATGACTTCAGCGGACTGGCCGGTACTCCCGTAGCAAATGCTTTTGCGGGCACTGCGCTGGCCTGGAGAACCTGCGACGAATTGACTGGCAACGGCACGCAAATCTTCGGCTTGCCGCATGGCGGCAACGTCAGTCCAGATACCAAGCACGTTTTGAACGTCAATGCACTCACTGGCGTTGCCACGGGTGTCCCGGCGCAGTTGATGCTGGTGGACTTGCAGGGCTACTGGCCCGGTATCACGAACAACTCGGCCACGGCACAAACCCTCACGGGCACGCCCAGCCTGCGCTACGCCAACGGGGCCGGGTGCAGGTTGTTCTGGGTGCAGACCGCCGCAGCGGGTGCCACGGCCCAGAACATCGCGCTCAGCTACAGCAACACGGTGCCAACAGCAGGCAGGACGCTTCCGGTCACAGTTGCCATGACGGCCTCGGCCATCGTGGGCCACATTTCGCACTCCGGTGCTGCGTCAAACAACTACGGCCCCTTCCTGCCTTTGGCCTCGGGAGACACGGGCGTGTCCACCGTCGCAACGGTCACGTTCTCTGCCGCCAACACCGGCACCGGAGCGCTGTGCCTTGCCCGCCCGCTGCTGACGCTGCCACTGACTACCGCATCCGTCGCTGCTGAGCGGGATCTGCTCAACCAACTGCCGAGCCTTCCTCGCGTCATGGA